GCTGAGCAAGCATTAATTGAGTTAGATAAAGTTATAAGACAAAAAATAGATTTAGCAGAGCTTGACCCTGAAAAATCTAAAATAGCAGCACAAGCAAAATGGGCTGCAATAGAAGATTCTTTTAAAATAGTAGATAAAATTGAACAAGTAAATGAAACTAAAAAAGAATCAGAGCAAGAGTCAATAAAATTTTTAGGTGTAGAAAATCGTATTAAATAATGTATAAACAAAATCTGTATACTTTAATTACAGACCATAGTAACACCAAAGAAGTAAAAAGAAATAATAGATACAAAAAATATAAATATGGTTACAACCAAGAATTAGATTGTGTTGTAATTAGTAAAAACGGTACAGTTGGTGATATATATGAGATTCAAGGCTTAAGAATAGCTTTGCCTTTGCCGCCTGAAAATATAGACGGTAGCGATCTCAAAAAAGAAGATCAAATATTTAGAAGAAGGCAACGACCTGAATCTTTAAAAAAAATTAGGTCGGTATATGAATTTAAAACACTAGCTGATAATGTTAAAGAAGATTACTATAATTATATTGAAACTGAATTTAATCGTCGTGATGATGGCTATTGGTTCATGTGCAATGGTGAACCGTGTTATATTACTGGATCGCATTACATGTACCTTAACTGGACCAAAATTGATATTGGGGCACCCGACTTTAGACAATCAAATAGATTATTCTTCTATTTCTGGGAAGCTTGCAAAGCAGACGAAAGATGTTATGGAATGTGTTACCTCAAAAACAGACGGTCTGGGTTTAGCTTCATGGCATCATCAGAAACTGTTAACCTGGCTACAGTATCAAGAGATTCAAGATTCGGTATATTATCGAAATCAGGAGCTGATGCTAAAAAAATGTTTACTGATAAAGTAGTACCAATATCTTCAAATTATCCATTCTTTTTTAGACCAATACAAGATGGAATGGACAAGCCAAAAACAGAATTATCTTATAGGGTTCCGGCTTCTAAACTTACTAGAAATAGTCTAAAAGTAAAAACCGAACAATCGGAAGAAGGATTAGATACCACTATAGACTGGAAAAATACAGGTGATAATTCATATGATGGTGAAAAACTAAAGTTATTAGTACATGATGAGTCCGGTAAATGGGACAAGCCCGATAATATATTAAATAACTGGAGGGTTACAAAAACTTGTTTAAGGCTAGGAGCAAGAGTTGTCGGTAAGTGTTTGATGGGATCAACATCAAATGCTCTAGACAAAGGAGGAGAAAACTTTAAAAAACTTTATGATGACTCAGATCTCAGAAAAGCAAGTAGAAATCGCAATGGGCAGACTGCTAGTGGATTATATGCTTTGTTCATACCTATGGAATGGAACTACGAAGGATTCATTAACAAATATGGCTTTCCTGTCTTCGATACTCCAGAAAGTCCAGTTGAATCAATCGACGGATCCTCTATCTATACGGGAGTTATCGAGCATTGGGAGAATGAAGCAGATGGGCTTAAAGGGAACGCTGATGCGTTAAACGAGTTTTACAGACAGTTCCCAAGAACAGAGCAGCATGCGTTTAGAGATGAAACAAGAGATTCAATATTTAATCTTGCCAAAATTTATGAGCAAATAGATTATAATGAAGAAAAAATATTAAGTGGATATGTAACTACCGGTTCGTTTCAATGGGCTAATGGTGTTAAAGACACTAAAGTAGAATGGTATCCTAATAAAAATGGAAGATTTAAGCTATCTTGGATTCCTAGCAAACAAATGCAAAATGCGTTTGAAGTAAAAAATGGTATTAAATTTCCAGGCAACAAAGAGTTTGGAGCTTTTGGTTGTGATAGTTATGATATTAGCGGAACAGTTGACGGCGGTGGTTCAAACGGCGCGTTGCACGGGCTAACTGCATTTAGCATGCATCCCGATGTACCTGGCTCGCAGTTTTTTTTAGAATATGTTGCTAGACCACAAACAGCAGAAATATTTTTTGAAGATGTGCTTATGGCAATAGTTTTTTACGGAATGCCAATACTAGCAGAAAATAATAAACCAAGATTATTATATTATCTTAAAAGAAGAGGGTATAGAGGTTACTCTATGAATAGACCAGACAAATTATATACTAAGCTGTCTGTTACTGAAAAAGAGTTAGGAGGTATACCTAATAGCTCAGAAGACATAAAACAAGCACACGCTTCGGCTATTGAATCTTATATTGAAAACCATATAGGAATGCATGAAAATGGCGATTATGGTCAAATGTATTTTCAAAGAACCCTCCAAGACTGGTCAAAATTTAATATAAACAGCAGAACAAAATACGATGCCTCTATAAGCAGCGGACTGGCTATAATGGCTTGCCAAAGGCATTTATATACTCCGCGGAATGTTAGAGAAAAAAAGAAAATAGATTTTGGATTTTCAAAATATAATAATTCAGGATTAAAAAGTAAAATAATACAATAAAAAATGGCAGAAGCTACAGGACAGATTACCCAATTTCCCAGCCAATCGGTAAGCGATGCAAAAAAGGCTAGCAAAGCTTATGGTATGGAAGTGGCAAGAGGTATACAAAACGAGTGGTTTAGAAGAAGCTCAGGAACAGGAAGATTTTTGCAAAGCCAAAGAGAGTTTCACAGACTAAGGTTGTACGCAAGAGGCGAACAGTCAGTTCAAAAGTATAAAGATGAATTTTCAGTAAACGGAGATTTATCTTATTTAAATTTAGACTGGAAGCCTGTTCCAATAATACCTAAATTTGTGGATATAGTGGTAAATGGTATGCAAGATAGACTATTTACTATAAAAGCTTTTGCACAAGACCCTATGTCTACAAAATTAAGAACTAGTTTTGTAGAGGGTGTACAAGAAGATATTGCTACTAAAGATTTTATACAAAAAATTGACAAAAGCTTAGGTATAGACTTAAGAAATATTCCAGAAGAAAACGTACCGGAATCGCAAGAAGAGCTTGAGCTTTATATGCAAATAGGATATAAACCTTCTATTGAAATTGCTCACGAGCAAGCAATAGACAACGTATTCAAAAGAAATAACCATCACGAATTAAAACGCCGTTTGGATTATGACCAAGCGGTATTAGGGATTGCTTGTGCAAAACATACATTTAATAATACTGATGGTATAAAGCTTGAATACGTAGATCCTGCTAACTTAGTATACTCATACACAGAAGATCCTAATTTTGAAGATTGCTATTATTTTGGTGAAGTTAAACAAATAAAATCAAACGAACTAAAAAAGCAATTTCCAAAACTTTCAGACGAAGAGTTTGATCAAATTATTAAAAAATCTTCTAATTATAATAATTATGATTATACTAATAACGACTCAAATGATTCAACAGACTCTAATACCTTAACAGTATTATATTTTAATTGGAAAACTTGGGAAAAAAGTGTATATAAAGTAAAAGAAACTGCTAGTGGCGCTAAAAAAGCTATTAAAAAAGACGACACGTTTGATCCCCCTAAAGACCAAAGAGCAAGATTTGAAAAAGTTGCTCAAGCTAGAGAAGTAATATATGAGGGGGTAATGGTATTAGGAGCAAATAACTTATTAAAATGGGAAAAAGCTAAAAATATGGTTCGTCCTGATTCAAATGTAAATCAGGTAATGATGAATTATATTGTGAGCGCCCCTAGACTATATAAAGGTAAAATTGAAAGTTTAGTTGGGCGAATGATTACTTACGCAGATTTAATACAACTAACTCATTTAAAATTACAGCAAGTTATCCAAAGAATGACACCTTCTGGTGTATACGTAGACGCAGATGGTCTTGCAGAAATAGATTTAGGTAATGGAACAAGTTATAATCCGCAGGAGGCATTAAATTTATATTTCCAAACAGGTTCTATAATTGGTAGGTCTATGACCCAAGATGGCGATATGAATGCCGGTAAAGTACCAATACAAGAGTTACCTGGAGGCGGTGGGCAGCAAACACAGTTGTTAATCCAAGCTTACAATTATTACATGCAAATGCTACGCGATGTAACTGGGTTAAATGAAGCTAGAGACGGAAGTGACCCCGATCCTTATGCATTAGTAGGCGTTCAAAAGCTTGCTGCGGCGAATTCTAATACAGCTACTAGACATATTTTGCATAGTTCTTTATATATCACAGCAACACTAGCGGAGGCTATATCTATAAGAATAAAAGACGTTTTAGAATACCATCCGCAAAAAGAAGCTATGATAGGAGGTATTGGAAGATTTAGTGTGGGAGCTTTAGAAGAACTAAGAAATTTATATTTGCATGATTTCGGTATATTTTTAGAGCTAGACCCAGATGAAGATGAAAAACAATTAGTAGAAACAAATATACAAGCAGCATTGTCTAGAGATCAAATACATTTAGAAGATGTAATAGATATTAGACAAATAAAAAATATAAAGCTAGCAAACCAGCTTTTAAAATACAGAAGAGCAAAGAAAGCTGCTGCTGATCAAGAAAAAGCAGAAAGAAATATTGCTGCACAATCACAAGCTAATGCTCAAGCTGCGCAGGCTTCTGAACTTGCAAAAGCTCAAGCTGAAACAGTAAAAGTTGAAGCTAAAGGTAAATTAGCAGAGTTGCAAGCGCAGTTAGACATTAAAAAATTAGAGTCAGAAGCTCAAACTAAAAGAGAGCTTATGCAATATGAATTTGATTTGAATATGAAGCTAAAAGAAATGGAGCTTGATGCTAAAAAACAAATTGAATTACAAAAAGCACCATCTAATCCTGAGCCAAAAAAAGCTTTTGAATCATCAGGTAATGATGTATTAGGTGGTATAGATTTAAGCGGTTTTGAGCCGCGTTAATCTTTATTAAATTATTTTATATTATTATATTATGGCAGAATGGAAAATTAAAGGTGTCGTTGAAGACGAACCAAAAACAAAACAACAAACAGAACAAGCAGTTCTAGACAAAGCGGTTGAAAAAGGCGAAATAGAGCCTGAAGCCGCTGGGCAAAATGCCGAAGAAACTCCAAAAATTAATTTAGATGCCGTTCAAGAGCAAAGCGCAGATGAAATTCCTGTACGCGACGAATCCGAATCTAGCAAAGAAGTTCAAAAAGAAAACGTCGAAACGCAAGATGAAAACTCTACCGGAGAAAGTAAAGAAGAAGAGTCGCCGATTGAAATCATCAACGAGGAAGAAGCGCCGATAGACAATCAACCTAAAGTTGACGAAAGGGCGGCTGTAGTAAATGAAAAACCTCAACCTGAGGAGGTGACTCCCCAGATTGAACTACCAGAAAATATTGATAAGCTTATTAAGTTTATGGATGATACTGGAGGATCTCTTGAAGATTATGTTAATATGAATAGAGATGTTTCGCAATTATCTGATGGCGAACTGCTGCGTCAATATTATTCTCAATCTAAACCTTGGGATCTTCAAGAAATAAACGAATATATGGAAGATAATTTTTCATATAGCGAAGAAGAAGATGACCAAAGAGATATACGTGCTAAAAAGCGCGCTTTTAAAGAAGAACTCTATAATGCTAGAAGTTTTTTTAAAAATCACAAAGAAAAGTATTATGCGGACCTTAAGTTAAGCCGCCAACAAGAAATTCCAGAAGATTATAAAACGGCTTATAAGCAATATGGACAATATACAAAAGAACAAGAATTAAGCAAACAACTAAACCAAGTTTTTTTAGAAAGAACAGATACCGTTTTTAATGATAACTTTAGAGGTTTTGATTTCCAAGTTGGAGACAATAAATACCGATATAAAGTTAATAATGTTAATGAAACAAAACGGTTACAGTCTGATATTTCTAACTTTATTAAACCATTTATGAATAATAAAGGTGAAATTGAAAATGTGTCTGGGTATCACAAAGCTTTATTTGCTGCAAGAAATGCAGATAAAATAGCTCAGCATTTTTACGAGCAAGGCCGTGCCGATGCTTTAAAACAAAGTGCTAAAGAAGCTAAAAATATTGATATGACACCCCGACAAGAAGGTACAATACAAACAAAAACTGGTCAAAAATTTAAAGTTGTTTCAGGAGATTCTAGTTCAAAACTAAGAATTAAACTTAAACAATAAACATTTAAAAAATGGCTTTAACAACTGGAATTGAAAATTTAACGCCCTCACCAAGTAAGGGAACGTTATTCCAAGGTAACTATATTACCGATTTTGATTTTACAAAACAATTTTTACCAGACGTATACGAAAAAGAAGCTGAAATTTACGGTAATCGTTCTATTTCATCTTTCTTACGTATGGTGTCTGCTGAGATGCCTTCTGCCTCTGATGAAATCAGATGGGTAGAGCAAGGAAGATTACATATCCGTTATGACAACGTAGCTATCGCTAGTGCAGG